GCAGGACAACTCTATGTGGGAACTGGATATCGTCTTCTGCATAGTGGTATGGTAGAATTACTAGATAAAGTCGATGGAGTACTTCTCCACACAGAACAACCAAACAACAACTATTTTTGATCATGATTGATGTTAAACTGATTCGTATTGTTACTGGCGAAGAAATTATCGCTGAAATTGTATCTCAAGATGATGATGCTATTACCTTGAAGAACGCTCTTGTAGTTCTTCCCAGTGCTCAGAATGTTGGATTCGCTCCATGGGCAACTGTCATTAGCAAAGAGAATCCTGAGGTTACAGTGCGTATGCAACACATTGTTTATGTTGCAGAACTCGATGAAAGTGTTGGTAAAAAGTATAACGAAATGTTTGGGAGTAAACTGGTAACTCCCGATAAAAAGAAACTTATCGTATAAATAGGGACATGGGATTGTAACACACACATACACCCATAAGTCCAATTACCTGTATAAAATAATGTCAAACGCATATGAGCTGCGGTTGGAACTTTTTCGCGAAGCCCGCGATTATCTGACCAACTTGTACGATAGAAATGTCCTGGAATGGGACAGACTCAATCAAGAAAAACTTGATAGAGAAAACAAGTATCAACAAGACTGGAGTCGATGGTCTGATCTTAGGGATGAGGGAAAAGCGACAGCAGAAGATTGTCCGATTTGTCCCGATCCAATTCAACTTCCAAAATATCCTGAGTACCCATCAAAGTACGAAATTCTTAGAACGGCAGAATTTATTAAAAGTTTTACTGATGGGAACGGCATATATGAAGTAAAGACGGAGGAGGTTTGAGATGAAGAGTGAATACAGAACACTTCTCTTTGTAGACAAACCACATCCCTGGTATTCCATCAACAACTCTGGACACCTCATTTGCCACCTCAAAAACTCTAATAGGATTGGTGCTAGGGATAGACTCGGAAGAATCTTAGGAGGGTCTTCCTGCCCCCCACAATACGATCCTAGCGTCAAATACACCGTCAAGTGGAGTAGGAGATGTAATCCAGATGGGTCTCTGAAATGCCTATACAAGAAACTAGTTTTCCCCGAAAAGTTCTTTGAAGGTACTGTTTACGATGGTCATCAATACCAAAAGAGTGGAGGTCACACCATCACCAAACAGATCATGATGCACCAGGCGGTAATGTGGACATTTCGGGATATCACTACAAATCCTCCAGCTGATTTTAATGATGAGCAGAAAGAGGCATGGGAGAATACACCAACTCCTATAAAACATTACATGCAAACTCTCTTGTCTATAAATCATAAAGATCATGATCCTTCTTTGAATTTTATTGACCTTGACGATCCTACTAAGGATTCGATAGAATATTGTTCTCCGAAGTGGAACACTAGAGCAGCTGTAAAGCACTATGGCGGTCATGTTTCCAATAAAGGAAAGATGGTAGACTTGACTGAAAGTGAACCAGAAGCAACCCCAATTGAATTATTATTTTCATGATGAAGCAACTTAAAACTCCTTTGAGATATCCTGGGGGCAAGTCTCGCGCTTGCACCAAAATGGAACCATACTTTCCTGATCTAAGAGACTTTAAAGAGTTTCGTGAACCTTTTCTTGGTGGAGGGAGTGTTGCTATTCACGTATCTAAAAAATACCCAACCTTGAAAATTTGGGTCAATGATCTGTATGAACCTCTGGTTAACTTCTGGAAGACCCTACAAGACGATGGTTATGCCCTGTACAAACGTTTGCAGGAACTTAAGTCTAGATTTCCAGATCAAGAGTCTGCCAGAGGTTTATTTTTAGAAGCAAAGGATTTAGTAAATGACGATTCCGTATCCCCTTTATATCGTGCTTGTAGTTTCTACGTTATTAACAAGTGCTCTTTTTCTGGTCTCACTGAGTCCAGCTCCTTCTCAAAACAAGCGTCTGATAACAATTTCACAATGCGAGGAATTGAGAAACTTCAGGGATACACTCAAATAATTCAAGATTGGAAAATTACTAATTTGCCTTATGAACAACTCCTTTCCGACGACAAATCTGTCTTTACGTACCTTGACCCACCCTACGATATTGGATCTAACCTATACGGAAGGAAAGGTGATATGCACAAATCATTCGACCACGATAGTTTTGCTGCCAATTGTGATCGCTTTATTGGTCCTCAACTCGTATCTTATAATTCGTCTCAACTGGTCAAAGAAAGATTCAAAGGATACGAAGTGAGTGAGTTTGATCTCACATATACTATGAGATCAGTTGGCGAATATATGAGAGAACAAAAAGAACGTAAAGAACTGCTCTTGTTTAACTATGAAATGCGAAGTCAAGTTGTATAAAGCTGGAATCGTTTTTACCGAAGAGGTAATTGCTAGAGATTATCAAGATGCTAGAAAGGTTGCTCTTGCCCGTAATCCTGATGCGACTGTTGTTAGTGTTACTGCTGTATTTAAATAATGGAACTAAAAGATTGGTTGAATTCTATTAACTTCAATAAGGAAGACCTGAGTGAAGAAATTAGCTCTTACCCTCCATATATCGTTAATCGTTGTTTGTCTGGGCACTTGGATTGTATCCTCTTTGTTAATCAGATGAATCTGCATCATCATATTGATAAAGATATGCAATATTCATTTTATCTAAATAGTTTGAGGAAAAAGAAGAGGTTTTCTCCCTGGCTCCGAAAGGATAAAGTCACGGATCTAGAAAGCGTAAAAAAATACTATGGTTATAGTAATGAAAAAGCATCAGAAGCTCTGAAAATCCTGACTAAAGAACAGATTAACTTTATTAAACAACGACTTGATGTTGGAGGAACAAAATGACAAATAATATGACGACGGAACCAGTCGTTAATTGGTCCGCTAGTGATATGATTGAAGTCGTACTCAGCGAACCAGATGACTTTTTGAAAGTACGTGAGACTTTGACTCGCATCGGAGTTGCCTCTCGCAAAGAAAAGAAACTGTATCAATCCTGCCATATTCTCCATAAGCAGGGTCGATACTACATCGTTCACTTTAAGGAACTGTTTGCTCTAGACGGAAAGAGAACAAACCTTACTGTGAATGACATTCAACGTAGAAATAGAATCATCAGACTTCTTGCTGATTGGGGTCTTATCACTGTTATCAATCAAGACTCTGTTGTAGACATTGCTCCTCTGAATCAAATCAAAGTTCTTTCTTATAAGGATAAGAGCGACTGGATTTTGGAACAGAAGTACAATATCGGCAAGAAAGGAAAAGAGAATGCCCAGGAATCATAAGGGCGAGGAATACGATGTAGAAGAGTATGGATACAGTGATGGGTATCCGACCGTATATGCTAAACAGTTGAATCAATTTTTAACTGAAGATGGTAGAGATTGGTACGCTAAACAGATTCGTAAGAATTTACCAGATGCAGAGGGAAACGTTTTTCGAGTAGTATTTGAATTCACATTAACCGAACATTGATTAGGGGGGTTTACCACACCCCCTTTTTTGTGCTTACTTGTATAATTAGTACTGTAGAAGGCGAGGGACTACGGTCCCCCTTTTACGCCAAGGTTGCCTTCGGGGACCACACAACACAAACTCGCTTTTAAAGGAGCTACTAAAATGACTAACCTCACACGCTACACAGCGGCGGATCTTCCTGCGCTTATTGATCGTATAAATAAGTATAGTATTGGAATGGACGAAACATTCGATAGACTTTTCAGAACGCACCAAGCGGAATCGAATTATCCTCCATACAATCTAGTTCAGGTCAGTAGCAGCGAATCCCGACTTGAACTTGCACTAGCAGGATTTAAAAAGGAAGAAGTTCATGTCTACACCAAAGACGGGAAACTTTTTGTCGAAGGACAAAAGGGAGAAGATGACTCCGGCGCAAATTATATCCATAGAGGCGTGGCTCAACGAAGCTTTACGCGAGCATGGACTCTCAGCGACGAAACGGAAGTTAGATCAGTTACTTTTGACGATGGGCTTCTGACAGTCACATTGGGAAAGATTGTGCCAGACCACCACCAAAGGAGGGATTGGTTCTGATTTGCTAACGGTATTTTGCTGTCGTTGATACAGAAGTGTATCATAGTGATACACTATGCTATAAATAGTTTCGTACTTATGGAGGACGACTTATGAATCTTACAGCCGCCACTCTTACACTTGGGACAGCAATTACTCTTTTTATCAATGGGGTCCTTGGGGGCGCACTCCCCTAATAGTCCCCCGACCCCAGAAAACTTCTATCTAACCACCCTATAAATAAAACTGAATATCGTCGCCGCAGAGGGGCAACTGGCAAAATCCAGTTGACACCCCTCTTTTTTATTGCTAGAATAGTTGAAAATGGAGGAATGATGACTAAAAAAGAATTTAAGAAAACTGATAGTAAAGGACGCGAAGAAATTTGGGAGTGGGAAGAAACTCCTGAAATGCGTAAAGCAGTAGAACGACTCCATCAAACTATTCGCGAAAACAAACTTCGTGAACTCGAATTGAAGGCACCAAACAAACCAAATAGTACTGATAAAAAATGACACTGAAATTAATCTTACTCAAGTCTGGCGAAGACGTTATCTGTGACATTTCTGAAATGGTTGCAGGTGAAGGTGAATCTCAAAGAGTAGTTGGATATTACTTGGATAAACCATGTATCGTAAAGATGCGTGATCCAGCTCCCATGGAATCTCCAGAAGTTAAACTTACTGATAGTGATGGCAACAAGCAAACAGGATATCAAGTATCACTGTTTCCATGGATGCCACTCTCCAAGAACAGAGTTATTCCAATTGTGGCAGAGTGGTTAGTGACTATGACTGATCCCATAGATAGACTTGTAGACATGTATAATGAGGCTTTAGTAAATGACAAAGATTCTACTACTACCTAATAATCAGATTTTAATTACTGGCATTGAAGAAGTTGGTGCTGATATCGGAGAACCTGACTGCAAACTGACAGAACCGTTTGTGGTTAACTCTGACGGCACACTATCCCCTTGGTTGATTGATGTGACCGTTCAGAACACATTTATGATTAGTTCTGAGAAAATTTTAACGATCGCAGATCCAACTGAAGTTTTGATTCAAAAGTACAATTCTCTTATTAAATAATGGCACTTTCTAAAAGCACACTAGATCACTTACTTGAAGCAGAATCTCACATTCGTGCTTCAATTAAGTCTGCAGCAGTAAACGAAAAACCCATGGTTGTCAAACAACTTGCAGATTTGCTTCATGGTCTGGAGCAGTGTAAAAAGTTTGACGAAATCATGGATATGCTGGATAATAGAGAACCAGGATCTAACGGTAAGTTCGGTCCCTTTTTTATTGATGATGAGGAATGAAGTTCTATACCAATGTTCAGTTGATCGGAAATCAATTCCTAGTCCGTGGAGTTGAGAATGGAAAAAGATTTGAATCAAGGGAGCAGTTCCAACCCGTCTTATATGTAAAGTCCAAAAAGGAAACCAAGTATAAGACTTTGGCAGGAGATTCAGTAGAACCAATTCGACCTGGATCTGTGAGAGATTGCAGGGAGTTCATCAAAAAATATGATGAGGTTCCTGGATTTGAAATTTACGGAAACGAAAGATATATCTATCAGTACATTTCAGAACATTATCCCGAAGAGAACCTTGAGTTCGATGCAAAGCAAATTAAACTAGTCACCATTGATATTGAGACTGCATCTGAATATGGATTCCCAGATGTAGAGTCTTGTTCGGAAGAAATTCTTGCTATCACAATACAAG